TTGGAATTCTAGAAGCTATGACAACAAAGATCCACAATCACAGATTAGAGCATTGCTAGATGAAGTAGCCAAAAGTAAAGTAACAATAGGAAAAATATCAGATAAAGTCAATGTAGAAGCTAATGAGATATTAAGGCCACAAGCATATTTTGGAAAGACTTTGGATAATATTCAAAATATAGTTGGGGAGCAATTTGATGTATTTGTAGAGAATGAGCAATTATATGTAATGAAGAATGATGAAGCTCGTGAAGGTAATGTTACAGTTATTAATGCAGAAACAGGTTTAATTGAAACGCCTAGAAAAATGGAATATACGTTAGAATTAACTATGATGCTTGAACCACGTTTACAGATAGGCCAATTAGCAAAGCTAGAAAGCATTACGGCACCTAGATTTAATGGTACTTATAAGATTATAGGTGTTGACCATTCAGCGACTATAAGCGAAAATGAAAGCAATCAGAATACAACAAAAGTAACTCTTCTTTATAGTGCTGGAGGTTTCAGTAATTTCTAATGAAAAACTATGTCATACCAGATTTAAATAATGTGCTTGAAATACTTAAAAAAGATATATATTCAGGATTAAGAACTCTAACAATCGGTAGAGTAATAGAATTCCATGCTGATACAAGAACAGTTGATGCTGAAATCATTATTATGCCTACAAATGTACAACTTAATGAAGAAGCTAGTGATCGTGAGGACGGTTTAGAATATCCAATATTGTATAAAGTCCCAGTGCTTGATTGTGAGTATTTTTCGCCACCTATTCATGCAGAAGATTATTGTTTATTAATTTTTGCAGAGCGTAATATTGATAATTGGCTAGTAGAAGATTTCGCAGATATTGAACCTAGAGATAGTCGTATGCACTCAATAGCAGATGCATTTGCTTGGTTTGGTATAGGAAACTTCCAAAGAAGTACATTTATAACTCCAGAGGGATATGAGCCACCTCATGATTTGCCTGAAATATGTGATTGTCCTATCCCTAAGTATGGATATCAACCTGACTTAGCAAGAGTAAGATATGATGTAGGAGAAATAAATCTAGGATATGAACCAGTTATGAACGGCGGAGTAACAATAGTCGCTAGAGATTATACCAACGTTAATATGTACGCAGAGGGGTCAGACGGTAATCCCTATGCAGGGAATATAAATTTATTCCCAACGAATAGCGTACACATAAACAACGATCAAGTACAAATAATAATTCATGGAGATAGCGATGATGTACTAGATCCCGATAACATAACAAGCGGAGTGGATAATCCTCCAATCGATCCAGACGGTAAAGGTAAAATAACAATTTTTAATCAAAAATCGCATAAGACAATAACACAGGAAGATCCCGATATTCCAGAACCTAACAACTGGTGGCTCGGTAAAGAAGTATATACAAGCGATATGTACAGAGCAATGGCACAGTGTAAGGCTTGCTTAAGTGAAGCATCAAAATTACTAGCAGGATTAGGAGCAAATACACAAAATTTAGACGGAGCTATAATGGAGTTTAAAACGAGATATAAGAATCTATTTGCTCCTGCTGACCCAATGGCTGAGGAGGAAAACGTATGACAGATACAACAGTTAGAGCAATATATGATACTGATTCATTCAAGATTGTTGACGGAGTTCAAATCCTTGAAAATGAAGCTGGGGATTGGGTATTTGGTATCGGTTCACAAGCATATAAGACACAAGTACAAATGGTAGCTCAAAGAATTGCAACACATATTAGAAGTTGGTATCACGATTGTTTTTTTGATTATGAATTCGGAATCCCTTGGCGTGACTTATTAGGCCATTATAGGACACAGAAAGCCACTGCATTGCAAGTTAGAAAGATGATTAATAGCATTAAGGAAGTTATAAAAATAAAGGATTTAAGCCTAAATTTGGACGAAGATAGACGTTTGAGCTTGTATTACGAAGTTGATACTATTTATGGAGTTGTAGCACAGAAAGTCGATTTATTAATTTAAAGGAGTTTTAAGAAATGCCTAATGAGATAACAGTTAATGGAATACAGATTGAGAGCCTTGACGAAATAATAGCACGATTAAAAGAGGGGTTCTATAAAATATATGGTGACGGAGTAACATTTGAATCTGATTCACCTGACGGTCAATTGATTAATATATTTGCACAAGAAAAACGAGACATTTTAGAAGCTGCAGTAAATATCTATAATAGTTTTGATCCAGATCAAGCCATTGGTAATACACTTAATGAACGTTGTGCTTTAAATGGAGTTATTAGAAAATCTGCATCATATACAATTATACCCATTGTTATAACAGTTAAACCTAATATTGTAGCTAATTTAGTTGGATTAGATAATGCAGAGCAGGAAAGTAAAGCATTTACTGTATCGGATACAATAGGAAATGCTTTTTATTTAATCGAATCACAAGTTTTAACTACAAGTGCTGTAGAAAAAAGTTGGACTTTATCTTTTAGAGCTCAAAAACTTGGTCAAGTTGATGTAGCTATTAATACTGTAAAGAATATCAATTCCCCTGTCGTTGGAGTCAAATCAGTTAATAATCCTTATACTGAAATTATTATTGGTGAAAACGAGGAAAGCGATGAGGAGTTAAGAACACGTCGTGCCAAAGCCGTTGGTTATACTATTGCAGGTGCTAGAGAAGTTATGCAAGCTAGCCTTAGAGATTTGGTTGATGTAAGGGAAGTACAAATATTTCCTAACATTTCTAATACAACAGATGCTGATGGTATTCCAGGTCATAGTATATGGGTAGTTATTGACGGCGGCGATGATGAAAAAATAGCTGCTTGTATATTCCTACGACTTAATGAAGGTTGTGGAATGAAAGGTAGTGAGGTAGTAGAAGTAGAAACGATATATGGGAACAAGCAAGAAATAAGATTTGATCGTCCTATTGATGAAGATTTGTATATAAGATTTGAAGTTGAAAGAGAAAACACTTCATATAGTTATGATCCAGACAAGTTAATTTCTGATTTTGTCGAAAAATATAAATTGGGAATTAACGAAATAGCAACAGTTACAGATGTTAATTATTACCTTAAGGAATCTGATTCAAATTTGATTTTTTACAATATTCAATTAAGTAAAGACGGTGAAAATTGGAGTGATTCATATCAAGCAACTAGCACAAAACAAGAAAGATTTGTTATTAATGGTGGAACAGATAACAATTATTTGTCTATTACTCAACCGGCCTGGCTTCATTTTAGCTATTCAGTAAATACTGCTCACACTTTTGATATTAATACTATTATTTCAACATTGATAGAAAATTTAGCTATTAATAAAGGCGAAACTCTTAAAGTTTCTGATATAAGTTCTGAGTTGACTACAATTGATAGTCAACTTACTTACAGTAATATAGAAATTAGTACAGACGGGTATGTTTGGGTTAATACTGAAATTGCAGCACAATCTAATCAGCATAGAATTGTATTAGATCCTGAAAGAACAACTGCTACGGAGATCTTATAATGAATGATATAGAAGAATTAGTTAAATATTATCAAAATTTGCTTATTATTCAGTATCATAATAAGCCTAAAGCTAAAGCAGTAATAGGTTTATTAGCTCGTGAATTAGCAGATGCTTGGTATTTATTAAAGCAGGTTCAAGATTGTTTTAACCTTGATGTAGCAGTAGGTAAGCAACTCGATATATTAGCTAAGTATTATGGGATTAGTAGAGATTGGGCTGGCATTGATTTCTCAAATAAATATTTTGATTATCAGTACACTGAAACCAACCATTTACGCCCTGATGATCCTGTACCATATAGAGACGGTTTAGGTTATCAAACTTTAAATAATCGTGGTGAAGGTTATTATCAAACTTTGATAGCAAAAAGGAAAGCAAGTTATTCATTAACGGATTATGAACTTAGAAACTTTATAAAATTAAGAATAATAGCTTTAGCAAACGAAAAAATTACATATCAATATTTGTATGATGAGATGTTTAGGTTATTCCATTTGTTAATTATACCGATTGCACTTGATGATATGACACTAGAATTTTATTTTGATCCTACCTTGACTCATTTAGCTGGAGTGCTTAATGAATATAAAGAATTTTTACCAGCTCCAGCAGGTGTAGGAATAAAAATTTATAATTATTTGCCGTCAGATGAGAAGCTATTTACTTTTTCACGCTTGACGGCTAACGGTAGTAATAACTATAATAGATTTCAAATTGGTATGGCTTCAAAAAATAGGCCTTATGTTGGTAAATGGCGTGTGAATCCTAATGTAATAATCTAAGGAAGTATTATGGCAAAACTCGAACGAAAAACACAAAAAATATTTGGTGCAACAAGTCCAGCAAGTGAAATAACTGCTTATGCAACTACATTAGAATCAACTCCGACATTTACAAAAGACGTTTCAGAAATTCAAAATGAGGCATGGGAAAAAGGTGTATTTGCAGGTACAGATAATGGTAATCAAAGACCATTTGCAGAAGATAGAAATAGCATTGATTATACTGTAACAAGACAACTAGCATATATATTACAAGCAGGTATTGCAGAATGGGACGCAGGAACAGATTATCATTTAAACGATATGTGCAGAATTGGAAATATGTTATATATTTCTTTAGCAAACGATAATACAAATCATAATCCT